TATACGCATTCGCTGCGGCAAGCTTCGGCTGTCCGCCGACCGTAAGAATTCCGGTCATTAACTGCCATTTAGACAGCGTAATGTCGCCAACCGGCACTGAGAAATCTGGGATATCCTCTCCGGTAAAAACAACCAGGTCTCTGCCGTTTACCCAAACGTGCTTTGGATCGGATACCGCATCCGCTTCTGCTCGGCCAGACTCTGTGTTCTGAAATCTTTGAATAGACATGTTGTTATGCTCCGTATGCTACCGTGAAGAAGTCGTTATACACGACGACCGATACGCGATTGTCTGATATTCTCGTCGACATGGTTGCCGGCTGTGCCGAGCTAAAATCGACCGTTGTGAAATCCCCAGAGATAGTGGCACCGTCAACCGCTCCGATTCGAGTTGAACACTGCGTGTTAAGCACTCCCGCATTCCTTACGGTTATAGAGGCATCAGTGTTAGCTGTTGTCGTTAGCGTTCTCAAGTGCGCCAACGTACCAGCAAGCCTAAGATACACATATCTTTGATAGCTAGAGCTCTCTCCAAGCGTCTTGCTCTTCCACTGCATGACCCCGTTTGGCCCTATCTGAGCGGGCGTTATCGTAACTTGAGTAAAAGTTACCTCGCTTGTAGTTTGCGTGATTCGCCCAGGGGTTGCGTTTGCAAAGGGAGTTGGAGCCCCTGGCGCACGTTGCGGAAGCTCCAGTTCTGGCAGGTATTGGTTATTGTAGAAAATGCCACTCGTTTCCGACGACATCGTAAAAAAATACCAGCCGGCCGCGTTTCCAAGACCTCCAGCATTTGCTGGAAGCCATCCATACCCGACGGGTAACAGAATCCCAGACAGAATGGTCGCAGAGAGCGTGAATGCCCCTGCTGCGCCAGTAAACGAAAGTCCGTTCGATCCGCCATCGCCAGCGAAGATAACGAATGGCATCCTAGAGGACAGACGATGAACTGGCTCGCCAATCGCCGCAAGCTCTGCGGCGAGGTTCGGCCGTCTCACGTCTACGCTGCTAGAATCAAATACCGCAGCGTCAGTGACTGACACATATCCAGATAACCACAGGTCGCGCGCCAAGCTCCACGAAAGCGTATACGACGACCCGCTTACTAGCGGCCGCCCAAACATATCAAACCGACCGTTTTTTATGCACGTTACAAAAACATCATTCATTGACGCCGCTCCAGATAGCGCCGAGGTTTCCCCCGGCGCCTGTGTTTAATGACCGCCGTTAGACCGTGTAATACTTGACGGCAAACTCCGGATAGTTCGCCGCCCAGCCGAACAGCACATCGAGCCGGGTTATAACGTTGTCATTGGTCCCGTCGTAGAAGTCGGTGACCTTGATCGTGTAGCCGTTGTGCGAGATTTGCTCCACTCGCGCGCCGGTGCCGTCTGGCGGGGTTGCCATCGGCACCATGGCGAGAGTAAAAGCATCCTCGTGGAATCCGACATTGCAGCCGTAGGAGGTCGATGCAGCACCCTTGATGACGTAGGGCTGTGCGGTCGTCGGTGAAGCCGTGACGTTCTGGTACGGGCCGCTGGTAACAATTGCCGGGCTGATTGAAATTGATGTAGCCGTGGCCACTGCGTCAGCCGTGACCACGAAGTCTGCCAGAACGCCGGTACTGACCCGCGACTGCGGATTAACCGCGAAGACGCCAGGCAGGGTGATTACAGTGCCTGCAGCCAGCGTTCCGCCAGCCACAGCAATGACCGTAATTGTCGATCCGGTCTGTCCAGCACCGTTGATGTTGGTCGCAGTCGCCGCCCCGTTGGTGTGAACGGCCACGTTTTGATCCATCGCATATGACAGACCGAGCGCGTCGACCATCAGTCCGGAGTCGTACTGCCGCCCAAGCTTGGCCTGCCCGTTGAACAGTCCGGCGAATCCGCTGACGCTTGAGGCATTGAGCGCCGGGTTCATGACCAGCCCCCGCATGTTGTCGCGAGGGGCGCCCATTTCATCGAGTCTGCGATTGATGTTGGTAATCGCAGCAACCGCCTCTGCTTGAGTCGTTGGCAGCGCTCCGGCCGGGTTCAGGGTGTTATAGACGGCAGTCTTGGCAAGCAAAAGTCCAACGCGATCGATCTCGTTGACGATAGTCGCCGCTGCCGCGTTGATTTTCTTCTGGATGCGCCGGTCGGTGATTTGCAGAGTGCGTTCGAACAGGTTGAAGTTCAAATCCGCGCCGCCTTGCGACAGGGTCAGCGGAACAGAGCCGTCGGCCGACGCTTGCGGAACGGCAACGCGGCCCGATCGGTACGTGTAGCGCGAAGGCTTGCGGATGTTGATAGTTGCGCCAGGCTCGTAGCCGTCCTGCATCGATGCTTTTTGGACGGTCTCATAGTCGCGATTGACCATACCTCCGAAGGCGCAGTTGTTCTCGATAACGGCCAGTGTTTCTTTAGCCAGAATGCTGGAAGTCAGCAGCGTATTGCTCATTTTTTAATGCTCCGTGATGTGGATTATCGCCGCCTGAATGTCGCACCTTGTTTGCGACGGGCTGCGATGTATTGGTCCATGTTTGCAGTGGCCAGATTGACCGACGCAGGGGCGCTCGATCGTGCTGGCGTAATTGGCGCAGGCGCTTTGCTGGCCGGCTTTTCTCGTGGCGCGGCAGGAGTCGATAGCGATGCCTCTATCCGTCCGATTTCCCTCGCCGCTGCCAGCGGAGATAGGGAGTTGATACGCTTTACCGTTTCCGGGTTTTTAGCCAGGTGATACGCAAGCTCCGGTCCTGAGTCGCTATCGAGCAGAGAATCGACGACGTGCGGCGCAACCTGCACGCTCGACTTGCCGATAATGTCGTCATAGTCGGGAGTGGCTTGCCGGAAGGCGCCTTGCCGCTCGTGCCATGCTTGCGCTTTGGCCTCTACGGCCCGAGACTCTGCCGCTTGTGACCGCTCCGCGTCGCGACGCCTGAACGCCTCTGACACGCGCTGATCAGCCTTCCAATCTGCCAAGGCCTCGACGTAATCGTCATACGACCCGTACTTGTCAGGGCTTGGCTTGTCGGCTGATTCGGCCGGCTTTCGCTCGGCGGCTTCTTTCCAGTGCTGCGCCTCTCGCTCTGCCTCGTGCGCCCGCTTGGTGAGTCCGTTGATGCGGTCACGAGCGCTGCGCCTTGGCTTCTCCTGCGGCTTTTCCTCGCCGCCTTGGTCGTCGCCTTCGTTGCCATCTTCTGGCGTCTCGGCGGCTTCCTGCGACTCAGTCTTCTGCAGGTCCTCGGTTACGGTTTCCGGCGTATCAGTGCTTGCGTCAGCCGGCGACGATGTTTGCTGCTCTTGTGCTTTATGCATGGATATCTCCACGATCAATACTGCTGGCCGGGCGCGTACTCAGGAGGCTGGCCAGGCCCCTGCGCGGTTGTTGGTTCTTGATTCTGTTGTTCTTGAGTCTTCATTGCCGCAGCGTTGAGCGATGGCGGCGGCCGCATGCTCTCCATGAGCATTGCGATCCAGCCCTTGAGTTCCTCGACATCCTGCTTGCTGTTGGCGTTGATCTGCGCAACTCGCTCTGACGACTCAGCGCTGATGCGCGCCTTCTCGATGCCGGTCTTTGCGTCTCTCAGCTCAGATTCGAGCTGCTGAATATGCTGCTGTGCCTGCTGGACGATCTGTAGAACCTCGGGCGGAAGCTGCTGACCCTGCCCTCCTCCCTCTTCGCCATCGTCGCCGAGAAGCTCCGGCGGGATCGTGCGCTTGATGCGCTCCGCGATTTCTTCGGCGCCAGGCCAATCCATCGCTGTGACAACTTTGTCCCCGGCAACGTCCATGAGCTTCGGCCATGACTGCCCAAACGAAACCATCGCGTCAGAAGCTTCCTGCCTGCGCGTCGAGTAGCTGGCGCCAGCGGAGACGGTCACGTCGTACTTACCGACTGTCAGGTCATTCAGCACCGTTCGGACGGCGCCAGTTTTCTCGTCCAGCTCGGGCCGCTCAAGAGGTTTGTTGATAGTCGCGTGAGACACTTTCTCGTCATCGCCCAAAATCCTGACGACGCGCTCTGTGTCGTAAATTCGCGGAATCATGTCGACGAGGCATCTTCCTGCATGTCGCACTGCGCGAGTCAAGTTGTCCGAGAAGTGGAAGTTTGCGACGTTGCCCTGGCGTTTCTGTTCACGCTCCTGTACGCCGCTGGTTGCTGTTCCTCTGGCGCCCATAGATGAATCAAAAAGGCCCGTCGTTGCTTTGATTTCGTCGGCTGCGTGCATCGCCATTTGGAGTACGCCAGAAGGGATGTCAGCCATCGGCTGGCGCTGTGGCGCCGGCGCAAGCTGGCCTCCGATCGTCTTCGGCTTGTATTCGAGGTAGGCGAACGTCTGCACATTCGCCAAGCGCCATTTTTTCTCGTGTCCCTCGAATTGGCCCTCAGCTCCGATGAATGGCGCCTTTGGCCGTAGCGTGACCTCCTCTGTCGCCGCAGTCATCCAGTAGTCATACATCACGGATGGGCCTTTGGCATGCCGAATAAGGCCCGACCTCACGACCTTTGCGTCGATTTCCAGCTCCTCGCCATAAACCGGGAAAACTGGAATCCAGCGGCAGGGAATCTCGGCTCGGCCGATGATGTCAGTGAACGTCTCCGCGCACCCGGGAGCGCCAACAGCGCCACGGTCGACTGACTCGGAAGTGGTCAGTTTGTACCACATGACCTTGCGGCGGTGGCTTTTGCGCTCGTCTGCGATCCATACGCCGATCGGCAAGTCGATCAGGTCGTCTTTCCACCCGGTTTCGCCGTTGCTCAAGCGCACAAGAGTGGCCGGCGAGTGCTCGACACGGTAATACTCCGAGCAGAGCAGCATCACGTCATCCGTGCCGTCGATCTCGTTCGACACGGCCGCAGATGCGCCGGGGTAATCGCGGGCAATCTCTGATCGCGCAACAGTTCCGTCGACAAAGCAGTATTCTTGATCGCTTCCGTCTGGCTCTTTTGCGTCCGGATCCGGATGCACCGAAAACGGAGAGCGGAAGCGTTCGAACCTTGCGACTTGGTCAAATGAATCTTCACGGTCGTACTCGGTGCGAATGCGGAAAAACCCGAAACCACAGGCGGCCGCATGGAATCCTGCTGTGTCATATGCCGCATCTGCGCCGCTCTCATACTCGACATGCCGAATCAATCCTTGCAGAACCTCGGCTGTCTCGATGTCCGATCCGTCATCTACCGGATGCACCTTGATGCCGAGCTTGTTCTGCCGCTGGTCATTCGTCACGTTGTGCAGGAAAGCTGGCAGCTTGTTGACCGTGATGCACGGCCGCCGCTCGATTTCTCGCTGCCGAACCGCGTCTTCTGGCCAGTGATTTCCGGCGAGCTTCTGAAAATCGTCTTTCGCGTCGCGTAGGTTGTCCGCTTCAAACGCCAAGCATCGAGCGCGCCTGGCGTTTGCCTCGGCGATGATGTCGTCGTCTGCCTTGCTCTTTTTTGCCATGTTGCCTCAGTGTTTGATCAGCGTCTGTTGCGGCTTGCGGAACATGATCACGGCGGGCTCATCCTGAATACGCACAAAACCATGAACCGAATACCAGCCTTCAAGGCGCGCGGTATCGGCGTCGGTTTCACCGTCTGGCATCAGGAACAGTGCGTTTCCGGCGATGTCGGCATCAGCGCAGAGCTTGCGCATCAGCGCATTTCCAAGCCCCGCTTTGCGGCTGGTCTCGGGGACATAAACGCTACGCACTTCAAGCACTCTCGATCGGATGTGCGGAGGAATTGCCGCGCTCTCTGCGACGATTGCGCTCGCTGCTCCTGCTCGCACTTCGCGCGCGTTTAGCCCATCCATCCGCCGCCACCGTAGTTCTGATCGTCGCTGCTTTCTGTTGGTTTACACCGCGCCAGGTCGCGACCAGTTCGTACGAGATAGCGCGATGCGTCCATCAGGTGATCATGCTTTTTCACGACCTTTCCTTTGTCGTCTCGCCGATAAATCCGGTACTCGTTGATCCAGTCCTGACAGCTCGCAAAGACCTTGAGTTTGCCGGCTGACAGTAGCGTCCACGTGTCGTATATTCCGGACTCGACCGCGTTGTCGGCTGGAGCCAGGTCAAGACCCATGCCGCGGTACAGGTCAAGAAGCTGCTGACCGTCGTTCTGCGAACGTCCTCGGCTCGCGGGATCTATCGCGCCTGGTATCCAGGCGCCTCTGTCCTTGATCGCTTGCGCATGGACAATCGGCTCAGCCTCTCCTCGGTAGTGCTGCGAGTAGAGGTAAGTCGTGCTCGTCTCTCGATCGGTAGCGCCCCATATTGCCGCTGTGCGATTCCATCCGACATCGAGCCCATAGCATCGCGGCCAATGCTCAGCCAGTGCGAAATCTGGCACGACGATGTCTGACTCAGGCACCGGGTAAATCGCGCCGCTACCGAGCGCCGGGACGCCCCTAGTGCGAGCGTCTCGCTGAAACGGCATGTACGACGCGAACAGCATTTCTTTCGTGCGCTCATCAAGGTGCGGCACATCATCCCACGTGGCCATGACCACGAACCTGCCGCTTTTCTCGTCTGCCTGCTCGCGGATGTCTCCGCCAGGGAGGAACATCATTACCACGTCCGACAATCCCGACAGCGGAGTGAATGTCAGCAGGAGCAATCCCCCCGTCGTCATCGTCCGAGTAAGACACTCCTCGTAGACGTCAGGAGGCGGCTCCTCATCCAGCCAGACAAAATCTTGCTCAGTGCCCTGAAACGACACGCGGCCTTGGTCAAACGACTTGAACCCGAGCCTCGACACCTTGCCGCAGGCATGCTTAACCTCAACCAACTCGACGCCATCTGGAACCCCAGGCTGCGGCACGATACGCACAATCTGGCGGCCTGGAATCATCCCGCTTCCGCGCGACGACTTCGGCCCAAGCAGTTTTTCGACAAGGATATCGCGAACCGTCTGCCTCGTGTCGCCGGCAGCCCATCCGCGAGTTTGCCGCGCGAATCTCTTTCCAGGCCACCATTCCGGGTAATTTCCGGTCAGGTGAAGCGCGACCTCATATGCTCCAACGCCCTCCGTTTTCCCGACACGGTTTGCGGCCATCATCATTCGCTGCGGGTATCGAGCGCCTGCAGCGAAAAAAGCAAGGTGCTTGCGGTAAAGCTCTCGCCGCAATGGCCCTTCCGCCGGGTAAAAGCTCATCCACTTGAGCATTGATCGGCGCCGGTCCTGCTCAGTCAGCAGTGCGAACAGTTCCCGCTTTTCTGACGAGTTCAGCAATGCGCCCATCTATCTCCTCATCAGGCACTTGCTCTATTGTCATCGCGACTCGATCGACAAACATCTGCAGGTGCCTCCCTTGCAGCTCGCAGGCTTTGAGCGCAGCGGCGTGATTTGCCATCGCCACGTTACCGTCCTTGTCGGAGGCTTCGCGCATCGCATCGACCTTGATTGCCTCGATGTCTGTCAGAACCTTGTCGGCTGTGATCTGCACGCGCTCGCTGCGCTCCTGCATTGCCGCAGAGATTGCATCCGTGATTGCCGGTTTTTGCATGTTCTCGATACCGCAACGGAAAGCGCTTTTCTCGCTGTATCCAGCCCGCCTTGCTGCCGCGCTCGCGTTCAGATCCTTGAGGTATTCAGCCACGAACAGCGCCTGCCTACGATTTAGCGCCACCAGCGGACCTCCGGAATGTCAGCAAAAACCCGCCCTATCAGGCGGATAGATCTTTGGGAGCGACTTCTCCCGCGCGCGAAGTCTTGCATTGATCCAGGCCATTGTCAAGCGCATCACCATAGTATTCCTTTGCGCCGAAACGCAATGTCAAGCATCACCTTGACACCTCTCTTGATTGATATATACTAATCACATCGACACACAACACACAAAAGGTGAACGACATGAATGGATTTCTTCGCGGCCTTGTGGAGCCGGAAAAAGTCTCGGCAAAGAGTGGGCGTGAGATGATTCTCAATCTAACCCAGCACCAGGCCACACCCGAGCAAGTCGCCGCAGGAGTGGTCGACCTTCCGCCCGCAGAGCGAGAGGCGCTGTCAGTGCTTCTCACTTTCGAGACCCTGCCGACAAGGCAGGAAATCGAAGGCCGGGCTTCCGACATTGCCGATCTGGCCGCGTACAGTGGCCTTGCCGACTCTCCGCATGTCGGCGCGGCAATGATCGGCGGGGCGCCGTATCTCATGCCCTCGCTGGAGAAAGCGCTACAGGCGGTGTTCATCACGCCGCTGTACGCCTTCTCGGTGCGCGAGAGCGTCGAGCAAGCTCTGGCCGACGGCAGCGTCCGCAAGGTAAACGTTTTCCGGCACGCCGGGTTTATCTGAAATTTTTTCACATCAGGAGGTTAGAAATGAAAGCAGCACAAGCAGAAGCCGCCCTTGAGACTGCAATCAAACGCCACGAATCCATCGCAGAAGGGCTTCCAGGATCGTGGAGCGTCGAGACCAGCGACGGAAGCGTCATGCTCGTCTGGAGTTGCGATGCTGACGATGAAGCCGTCTCCGGCATGCAAAGCGACGAGCCGTTC